GAGAGTTCTCTCTCTAGGATCTGTTTGTTGTATTTGTACGTTTATATGTCGGTTTTGTATAGTCGTTTGAATACGACTTTCCTAACCCGCTATAGACTACCTTGCGTCTACCATCACGCATGTCTACACATGAATTTTATCATACGTCTCATCCACGATACGGATCTAATTTACGCACTTTGAAGTTCAGTACGTACCACTGAACCTCTCTATTATATTGTACGTTTTACTACTATGTAAGTTTATAAAATATGTACACAATTGTGTACTACATAGATCGTTTTAGTTATTTAACGTTAAACATCGATTTGCTCGATATCGATGCCATTACTTAACTATATATTTCACTTGTATTAATTAAGTGAGAATTTAGATTATTCGCTATTTCTTTTACTTAGCGGACGATTCCCCCTCAATCTATCTAACAATTCTTATTATCTAGTGTCCCCGCAGCAGGAGGAAAACACTAGTAGGAAAATGATTTAGATTGAGAAGCTGGGTCGTTCGGTTTGTATTTACTTGTCGCCGCAGGAGAAATTTCCAATATACTTTTGGTGCATATATAATTTGAGCGATGTTGCCGCATTGCTAGGGTCGTTCACATACCCGTCCTTTAAATATCACTGACCATTAGTTGAGGTAGTTAATGACTACTTTCTTATCACTTGTTTAAAACTCGTTTTATATTAAAAACTTAGAGCACTCTGACTTGTTTTCTTAAATAATTAATCATGAATACTTATTTTACTGGGGGAAACAAGGACGAAAGTGAACAAACAAGTCCCGTTTGTGAGATCGCATACTCACGGATCCTCGCTCTCAAGCTCGAGTTGATCAAAGATGTGGAGACTGTCTACTCTCCACAGTCCTTCAAAGCCTTAAGTTCTGTCACAGGCTTGCATTCTATTTTGCAGAAGGAATTATCAGATGTCGCTATGTCCAAGATCGAAGGACTAGTGGCTCTGTATTTGGCATTGAGTGAAGTATCTACCGTAAAAGGATTTACTTCCGTATTGTTGTTATATGCCAAAACACATTCTCAGGCTTCTCTGACCACGCAGCTTAAAGGAATTGCTGAAAATTTGTTCGCAGATTTTACACCTCAGGATTCCTCAGCGCGACCGGAGTGGCTTAATCAAATGATCTCAGGATTGACCGATTGGAAACTACTAACTAACTCACCATCATTCAAAAAAGTTTCCCGTGTCTTATCTTTGATGGTTACGCTCGGAGTTATTGACAGTCAAGTCGTGACTTTGGGCAATTTCGAAGTCTTTGCAGTCCGTGCTAGCGAGAAACAGGTTTCTGCAATTGACTTCGTCGATGCTTTAATTGAAACTACGGTTTTCTTTGCTGAAGGCGCTTACCAATGCTTTCTTCAAGGATCTATTCGTCCCATCTTTTTCTCTTCCTCTGAAATTGTCGAAATCGAAGAGGCCTATATCGAGAAATGTACCGAGTTTGAATATGCCAGGAATGGAAACCTGGAGAAATTCGAAGGCAAATCCGAATCTCAATTTGACAAAGAACTGACTGTCTTGATTGAGAAGCTTGCGAATCTCTACAAAACCATGCCGTCTGGAACAGAGAAGAAGATAGTTCAGACCAAATGGGAAGCATTGAGCAAGATGAGTGCCGAATTTGCAGCACTCCGTGTTAAGGGAGGTCTTAGGAAGGCTCCCTTTTGTGTTAAGATTTACGGTGGCTCAGGTGTTGGTAAGTCAACTTTTGCCGACTTGACCATGGCTACTGTATTGAAAGCGAATGGTAAACCTTGTACATCCGACTACATTGTGACTTTAAATGAGAAGGATAAACACATGAATACCTACCGCTCGTATGTTACTGGAATCAAGATTGACGATTATGGTAACACTCGCTCCGCATTCTGGGAAACTGCTCCATCGGATTGGATTATTAAGATTTGCAATAACATTAGAGAAGCCGCGGTCATGGCTGATCTAGCAAATAAAGGTAAAGTTTCTATTGAGCCCGCATGCCTCACAATTACTACCAACGTTGAGGATTTGCATGCTGGTATTACCTCTTATAATCAGGCATCTGTTTTGCGTCGAGCACATGTACATGTGGATCTAAAAACACGTCCCGAATATACCACCGATGGGATGTTGGATTCACAGAAAGTTATCGATGAATTTGGAAGTTTGGAAGAAGTTAATGACATCTGGTTGATTGATGTCAAGAAACCAATCTTCGATAAACAAAACTTTAATAACTGGGAAATTGTACATTCTAATATCTCAATCCATAAGTTCTTGAGCTTAATGGTTGAGCAAAGCAGACATCACTTTCACTCGCAAGACATTATTGTGGATTCATTCAAGGAACCATCGAATATTATCCAGTTTTGCAGTGAATGTGATAAGTTGACTCACGAGTGTAAGTGTGAGGTTGAGCCACACTTTGGTGAGCGTATTGCGCATGTTGTCAAGACTAAAACTGACAGTCTGCGTGTTCGCGCCCATTATCATTCAAACATAGTTCAGACGAAGGCGGAGGACTATGCTGTCACTCATCTGTTGAAAATGTTGAACCGATTGGAAGATTCGCCCTATACCCTCTGGACGAACTGGATTCCTACTCAATTCCTTGATAATGACTATGTCAA